CTTTGTATAATTTATTGAGTATTGGATTGTTTAAGGCTGGATTCCAACAGGCCTGAAATGCAAGTTGGCAATGTGGTCCAAAGTAGATATCATTTTTTAAACTGGGTTGATTCTTAATTACTCTTAACATTGACTAACAAACCTTCTAACGCTAATCGAAAACCCTTGCTACCAAACATCTTTGCTGTATTCTTATGTAGTGGCATTGGCCAGGCCCATATATCTACCCAACAATAACCTGCACTTTCGTTATCTAATGTAGGTATAAACTCATCTTCACACAAAATTAGATAGCTGACATGTCTAAATCTCTTGTCACGAGTTGTAAATGTATACACATGACTGATAGCAATAGTTTCAGGTACACCAGGGAATCCAAGTTCTTCACAAAGCTCTCGCTTTAGTCCTTCTAAGTCGCCTTCATTGTTTTCAAGCTTGCCGCCCCAAACCCCCCAACAACCAGAGTGAGTTTCTTCGGGGCTACGCAATTGCATCATAGCCCTGCCTGTACGTTTACTAACAATAAGTGCGCCTACTGCTCTCATAGTACTAGTTAGTTGACAATCCGCCAAGTGCCTTGTTCAAAGATACCTTCTAATGCAAGCACCCATTCAACACCATTAAAATATAATTTCTTCATGGTATTTGCATTTGTAGTATATGCTGTGGCTTGAACAGATGAAGAATTAAAACTCAATATCCAATCACTTCCATTGTATTCAATGATATCATTGTTGCCAGCTACAACAGTACCCCAAATACCATTTTGTACTATGCTATCAGTTAACAAATATCGCTGGCCAACTGCTGGCGCAGGTAAATTTCCATTTCCGGGACTGTTACGTGTAGGATCAATAATACCATTAACCATTGTAACAGTATCACCAGGCAACGTTGATGTATCTACAGTATAAGCCAGTAAGTTTTCATTTTCAGAAACTTCTACTACTTTTAGTATCACCTCTTGCGGGTTTAACAAATTTCCTAATTTCAATCTTATTTCTGTAATTCCATTGTTTAAACCGCCATAATGTGCCAGATGACTGATCCAACTTAAATTACCAGGAGTTGCACTGGTTCTGTCAACGTCTGTATTGTCTCTGTTCAACAATTGAATATAGTCATCTGTTACACGTATGTGTCTATCTTCAAAAGTAATGAATTGTCTTCCTTGGTAGTTGTTTCCAATAATGATGTCATCAATGAACGCAACATTATCGCTGGCACCGATGTTATTAATAATGCTATGGATAAGGACTTGTCGTTTAACTTTGGCAGGCGGAGTTAAGAAAATAGGTAAAGAAAAGATTAAACTTGAAACATCAATAATGTCATCTGTACCTTGAGGAATACTTCTTGCTGTCCACGTAATGTTTACTAGCTCTACTACTGCCAAGCTTGTCCAGTCATAAGGATTCTGGCTGCTTTGTAAGTTAACACTAGGATTGAATAGCAATAGAATCTGTTCAAGCAATTGAAGTTTTTGCTCAGTGTTACTGGTCCATATGTCGACGTTGATTGTTAAGTCGTATGGAATAGGACTTGTTCTTTCTAATGTGTATGTTTCGCCGACGGCATCAGTGTATGAACCAGTAGCAGGGTCAAATGCCTTTTCGTAAATTTGTACGTTATCTTGAAATGTAGGCGTAATTCGTCTATCAGCATTGGGTACAAGTTCGGCAATGTAACAACTAATAGCCGGTACACTTAGAATTGTGTTTTCACTGTTCTTGCGTAAGATGTGTTGGCTCATACGAGTCGTATCACCGTAACGCACAGGCACTTGATGATAGTAATCATTGCCTGCTTCATCCTTGCCCATTTTAACAACAAAACCGCCAAATAAACGCATGAATTGTAGTAACCAACGTCTTATTTGCTGGTCATAAAAATATGATTGTGACATTAATTATCCGCCTTGGGTTTAGTGAATACCTTGCTAAGAGCCTGGCGTTCTGGAACAGGTGCATTTTGCCCTGTTTGATTGTTACCACTGGTCTTGGTAGTATTTGGGTTGTTGATGAACCCACCTGCATTTACTGTGGCTGTTTGCCAACCAATGTTGCTAATGCTATCTACAACTCGTTGCCAACGAGTTCCACGATATACAAACAATCGATTAGGTTTGAAATCCATGCGTAAGAAATATTCTCCTTGACTTGGATTCTGAGGAAAGCTTAACCCACTTGGTACACTGGTTGTATCTCCAGCGGCCACAGCATTTGCAGTTGTGTTGACTGTTAACTCACTTCTACCAGTTCCGTCAAATCCAACAATAACAGGAGTAACAGTGGCACTAGATATATCTGTATTATTATAACCAGCGGCTGGCGTAATGACTTCTGCACTGGCCATGATAGCATTTGAAATGTTGATTTCTTTTTGATATGTGCTTAGTGCGTTTTTTAAACTATCTTCATCTTCTGGGTTGCCTAATAATCCACGATATTCTTGTGCATCATTGATTGGACTTACTTTAACTCTCCACAGATGCGGCCACCAAGTTGGACCAAAACCTTCAGCAGAACGACTTGCATCTTGTACAGCATAAAATTTATTAATGCTTTTTGCGTTCGCATCAAGCAATAGATCATCATTCAAGTGAGGTAACTCAATAACATCGCCTGGCATGAGCTTTCTACCCATACGTTCAACCATTTCATTTGTGTGAAATGTAATGAATAGTGTATCAGCGTTTAAGAACAAACCAAACTGACTTAAATCAAAGTCTTGATCTGTTACGTTATATGTACCGCGCAATTCATAAATGTCAGTTTCATACACACGATCGCGGTTTTCCATGAACAATACATCCTGTATGTCCAATTCTGTGATTTCATTTTGAGCCGCTAGATTTGGCTTTGCTGGATCAGAACCATCTTCAACAGCTTGCGGACCAAGATATTTGTGGACCAGCATTGTAGTGCCGCCGGCACCTACCGCTTCGCGGATTATGCGGTCCTGAAAATGGTAATCTTTGGTCCTGGCATTCTTCCAGAGTGATAATTTTGGCATATTTTGGCCCATTTTTCCTTGTTTTAACTTGTTATTTACCGCTTGACAGGTTCAACGAGATAAGTTATAATTACACTTGTCACAGCAAATTTAGGAGTAAACATGGCTACAGCTACAAAGACAGCAAAGAAAACTGCCGTTAAGGCGCCCCCAAAGAAAAAGACTTTGGCCCGCCCCACACGTACCGGCAAAAAAACCACAAGCACAATGAAAATTGATGCAAGTGGCACTTTTAAGCTTAGTGCTATTCCTGTTACAGATATCAAGTACATGGGTGATGAGCCTAGTTGGGCCAATCAAGCCAACTACAACGATTCTGATCGTCGATCAAACATGGCTCGTGCGTTCAACTGGTACAATTACTCCTGCGATCGAAAACAAGCTCGTAGTTTCTTTGAAGACTACTGCTCTACAATCGAAGAACTCAAACATTACAAGCTTAAATTTAAGCGACTGCCCGACACAGCATTTGCACTTACCACTGGTTGGTTGTGCCGTATGATTCTCTCTGGCTTTGAATTGCGTGACGATGAAGACAAAATCATTCATCAACAAATTGCCGCACTTGAAGCGCGATTGCTAACTGAAAAAGAAGAAACCCAAGCAGAATCTGATGTTCCTGCTGTCAAAAAAGAAACAATTCAAGATCGTCTTGCTGAAAAGTTTAGCGAAGCAATGGGCGAAATTGAAGGTGCCATCGATGACTTTATCACAGAAGGCAAAGAATTTTCTACATTTAAGTTTTTGTCTGCACAAAATATTGCAGTACAATATTCATCTAAAATTGTAGATATCATTCAACCTAAAATTGATGAGATGAATGCTTTCATAGAAGGCAAAGATGCACAATTGCTTGAAGCATACAAACACCTAGGCAAACGTGATGCCAAGAACATTGTTAAGTTTTATGAATCTATCATCAATGATGCCAGTGCATATAAAACTTCTAAGATTGCTACTCGAGCCAAGCCTAAGCGTAAGCCTGTTCCACCTGAGCGTCAAGTCAAGGGATTAAAATATCTT